GCTGGTTGTGGTTTCCTGTACACGATCAGCAACAACAAAAGCCATTATGCAGACAAGCTGAACTGATACGTTACTTGGAGTGTGTCGCCGTTTACTACCGAACGATCGCCGCCGGTAAAATCAGAAGCAGAAAACAACGTACCCGTTGTGCCACCTTTGGTGTTATCGCTTGTCAAGAACGCACCACCAATCGTAATTTGAGTTCCACTGTTGATGCTAAACGACGCTTTACTTGCCGTGTTCGTAACCACTGACGGATTAGCCGTTGTGGCCGCAGCAAATGTTGCAGCAGGGCGCGTTGCATTACTGTACGCTGTGATCTCAGTCCATCCGGCGTGAGAAGACATGGTATCGGAAGCTGCCGGCGTATTAGATGCTCCAGCTCCGTAAAGACCGATATACCAAGATGTGATTCTTGCGGTAGCGCCGTCAAGTGCGGTGCCAGCCATGTATTGCAAGCCAACGTTGACCACGAGGTTTTTAGATTCAGCCGTCCACTTAAGGTTGCCGTCTTTGTCGTAGCACTCTAAGAAATACTTGCCCATCGCACGGGCTGCTTCTTCAGAACCTGGGCGAGCAATTAATCCGCTAGCCACAACGTCGTTTGTCTTTGCTTGTTCCATCATGAAATCCTTAAAATTGAATCAGTGGCGCCCATGGGCGGGAAAGTTATGGTCAAATCTTGACCGGTTTTAGTTACCGTAGAACCGAAGTTTAAAACACAAACCGCCCGATTACCATTCGTTGAGTTGTAAATCAGAGCGCCAGCACATGTCAACGTTACATTGCTGAATGTTAAGTCGTCGAACGACCAATATCCTGTAAAACCTGATGAAAGGGGCGTGATGTTTGTGAGTGCAAGGCCGCCTGCCGAATAATTGGTTCCACTGGCTTCACCTTGCGCGGTGTAGGTTTGGGTATCTGCACCGATGTTGGCGGTCGCGACATACAAAGCCAGCTTGAAAACATTACCTGTGGACCTTGTAAAATTGTGCAACCCTTGGGCAACCTCTGCCTTGAAGCTTGTACACATGGTTTGCACTATAGCCATTACACAACCTTGTCTTGTACCTGGCCTGTACGGTAATGATCCTGTCGCTCCATGCCGTCCCCAAGCCGTTTTGCCAGAGTCAACGTCTCTTTGTACTTGTTGCCGATATTGGCAACAATATCCGGGTCCGATTTGTTCATCTGCGCAGCTTCTACCAACGACCCATATAATAATACCGTATCAAAATTAGTACTTAGCCAAGTTGTATTGGCATCGACATTGTTGAACGTAATTGATGTTGGGTAGTAAAAATAATGAAGCTCTATGCCATATCCTAAATCAGGAGTTGGGCCTAGCATAAATGCAAGCTTATCGGGCGAGTTTGGATAATCAGGGCCAAATAATGCATAGCAATAAGGTCTCCCTGTATTGCCTGCACCTGTTGGTATAGGGAACGACTCGCGGATAAAGTTCACATCCTTAATCAACAAGTAGTGGTAAGCACCGTTTGGCTCTATAACCGCCATCGAATACGGCGCTAAGAAATCGTCAGGCGCCTGAAGGTAGCGATTGTTTTGGCTGCACGACCCAGTGACGTTTCTGCGCAAACTAGGAAATTGGACCGCATTATAAATACGCTCCTCGGCTTGCGTAACAAACGTCGTAAGACTAGTTATGGAGAACGTCGTCTCCATGTAGTCTTGTATCTGGGTTTTTAGCTCGCCCCAGTTCACGCCATCGGCCCTCGGCTCATCGTGCCTTTGGTAGCAGCACCCGTACCACGCATCTTAATGCCAGATGTTTTAACCGGCTTGTCTAGCTTGTTGGTATAAGCGCCAACACTCATGGCCACTGTATCGACACTACTGTGATCTGGGCCGGAACCAGGGTTCGATGAAGCCTTGGTCTTCTTCCCATCCATCGTATGTGGCTCAGCATAAACCGACGCAGGGCCGATTTCCTTGCCGCCTCGTTTCATTGAATAAGCCATCACTTTGATCCTTGGTTCCGTGCGCGAGCTAAATTACGCCCCATCTTGCGCATCGATTCACTCGTAGGCCCACCCTTGCGTAGCTTCTTAACGTCAGGGTCGGGGTGACCGTTTTTCTTAGCCATGTGCTTTTTCAAAGCTTCCATCGTTTTCATATCAAACTCCTACAGTCACTGAATTAACTAACCCGCGGGGGACAAGATGGTTAGGCGTTAGGCTGGCGTCAAATGACCTTGATCCACCAACCGGATTAAACCCCCATTCTATTACCCTGCTGCCATCTAACGGAACACCCGTATAAAGCGGGTTTGTCCCTACCGTGTAATTTGTCTGCAACCCGTTGTAACCTGATTGATAGTACGAGTTTGAATCTGTTCTTGGATTCCTTACCGCCTGCGGATCGTTAACCGGATACATACCTAATTGGAGCTGCGGCTGATCCGGTTCCCAACACTCTGGACATACCAGTATATTGACATTTTTTGTCTTAATTGTCAGCGGTTTAAGCTGTTTTAACTTATAGCGAAAATTACACCTATCGCATTGCGCGATTGCGAACTTTCCGCTGGCAAACTGATTTGGCATTAGAAGTTCACACCCAAGAATGATTGCCTTGGAACAAACCTTATGGGCGCCTTCTCACGATCCTCAGAAGACGCAAGATCCCAAGCTTCATCATATTGCGCTTTAAGCATCGCCATCCTCTCCAAGCCACCTTCTACTTTCATCGATAACTTGTACGCAAGCCCAGCGATCATAGCCTCTTGAAATCTGTATGGGATATCTTCAACGTTTACACCATTGCCGGCGTCCTGCATCCTTCTCAGGCGCCAATACACCAACGTGTAGTACGGGTTGCTGATCGTTCCTTGATCAGGAGCCGGCCATACCGTGACGTTTGGAAACTGCGTGTTACTTACCGCATCACCTGATGTATGCGATGCAGCCGTCGTGTTGTTCTGGCCGCGCAGTACATTGTTCAACGTTGCATAAGCCGAAGCACCCGTTGCCACATTCTCGGCTTGGGTTGCAGTTCCGTAGTAATAAATCGTTTCCGATCCAATGTTTGCATATCCTGCATATGGTATCCCCTCGACGCTAGACATTGGTACCGTCGTAGCTGAGGATGAAATATTAGCCGCAAGCGTTGCATTAAATACATACGTTTGACCGCCCTGCCTGTCAATGTAGATTTGGATAGGCCGCCCAGTAGCCAACTTGTTCGGGATAGTTGAGTATGTGCTAACTGAAATTCTGCTGATATTGATGTCTGTTTGGTTTTGCCCAACGCCATTCCTGACAATCGTCTCTACTAGATCCACTGTATTAATAGGGAGCGGATATGTAATTTGGTTTGCATAGAGCGGTATGGCGCCCTGCTCCATGGTCCAAAGGTTTATCCCGCGGTTTGCCCATTCCGTAATCAGAAGATTTAGGCTTCTCCTAGCAGTACGAAGGTCGTACCCAGACCGCATCTCTTTTCCACAACGTTCATACGCCTCCTCGCACATCTCATTGAGGTTAGGGTCGAACGTTGTTGTGCCGGTGGTATAAGCCATTATGCTTTCCTTGCGGCTCTCATGTTATCAACTAAATTAGGGTAAGGTCTACCCGCAGCCTTTGCCATAGCTTTTGCACTAGACTTTTTCGCCGGGCTCAACGGCTTAGGTTTGCCAAGGCTTTTAGGTCTAGGCTTATTCCACACCTCACCGCCTTCAGCAAATTGCTGAAAATCCGTATTGTCCCGACGTTTCTTCATTTTAGGCTTAGGCATTTTACTTGGGCTGATTGCCCCCATTCCCCGGCTTGCCATCATTGAAGGCTCCTACTAAGGCTGCTATTCCAAAATTACCAGCGTCTTGCAATGGTCTTAAGTAATTTGGTGCTTTAAATGGATCGTACGGCCCAAACTGCGGCGCTGGTACATTTGGCTGTGCATAGTCAATATAACGCTTTGTCTGATCATAACCCGGAACCATAAATAATGGAAAGGGTGGAGGCGTCGTAGTTGGCCCAGGTTTAGTGGTAACAGGCTTTGTTGTAACCGGCTTGGTTGTGGTCGGTGCCTCTGTTGTTGTAACTGGCATCGATGTCGTTTCGGTGAAACTTAACGTTGGTGGCCAAGGTATCGTTGGTGGTGGTGTCGTGACCGCAAGCGTATCCGTCACCGTTACCGTTGGTGTCGGTGTTGTTATAACCAGTGTTGGCGTGAATGTTATCGTTACCGATTCTGTCGGCGTCTCTGTTACCGAAACCGTTACCGATGGGTTTATTGATGTCGTTACTGAAACTGTTGGCTCTACTGTTGTACTCACTGACTGTGTAACAGTAATCGATGGGTTTATGGTTGCGCTTATTGATTGGCTAACAGCCGTTGATTGGCTTACCGTAACGGACGGACTGACCGTCGTGCTCAACGATTGGCTAGTTGATTCGCTAATGGATTGCGATATTGATTGGCTAAGAGCCTGTGATAGCGACTGGCTTACCGAATTAGCCACCGAAATACTTGCTGATTGACTTAGTGAATCGCTGATTGAAATTGAATTAGAAAGCGATACACGCTGGTTTTCGTCTAGCGTTTTTAATCTTTCAGATATTGATACGCTCTTCGATATTGAAATCGATGTTGAGCGATCCATAGCAATTGATTCGCTTATTGAATTAGATATCGACGCACTAGTGTTTTCTTTAATATCCCTAGCTGCTTCTTCAGATACCGAAGCGGATATTGAATTAGATATCGATTGGGACTTTGATTGGCTAATACTTGCGATTGTAGAAACAGAGGCAGATCGACTGGCTGAGATCGACTGGCTTGTACTTACAACCTTTGAAATACTTGCGCTTATGGAATTTGAAATGCTTTGGCTTATAGAGGAAGACACAGAAGCTGATAGCGACTGTGAAAGCGATATTGATTGGCTAATGCTTGCGGATATAGACTGACTTGTTGATATCGATTGACTTGTACTTGTTGATATTGACTGGCTTTTTGATGCTGATATAGAAGCAATCGTGGATATAGATTGACTTGTACTCGCCGATATTGACTGGCTTTTTGATACCGATATTGATGCTGCCGTAGATATTGATTGGCTTGTGCTTGCCGATATCGATTGGCTTGTGCTTGCCGATATTGATTGGCTCGTGCTAATTGATTTAGATACGCTTAAGCTTAATGATTGCGATTCACTAATTGATTTTGATACAGATGCCGCCTTCAGAACATCTTCTGCTATTTTTTGACTTATGCTTATAGATTCAGAAACAGCTTTCTGTGACAGCGATAAGCTTTGGCTTGTTGATGTTGATAGGCTTTTAGAGCTTGATGCGGACAGGCTCAAAGAATTGGATAGGGACTGACTGAGACTTTGTGAAGTTGATGCGCTCGTGGAAGCTGATATGGATTTAGAGATAGACGTGCTTGTAGACTCAGAAGCTGATTTTGATATTGAAGCTGCTTTTAGTACATTTTCGCTCATCGCAACGCTTAAACTTTGCGATTCACTTTTTGACAATGACTGGCTTATTGATTGAGACAGGGAAACGGAAACAGAGTTTGACGTCGATATAGAGGTTTTTTCCTCAGCACTTTTCCACTGGCCACGGTCCAAACCGTTATTAACAAGCCACGCTATGTCTTTTTCTGGAACGCCCCAGCTTTCTAGTGTTTCGCCAGTCCACCCCTGTTTGATCATGTAATCAAGCCGCTGGCTCGAATCCATACCAAGCCAGCTTTTTGGCAATAAGACGACAGTACCGTTTGGAGAAGTCCACTCTAAAGGCTTGGCTTCTTCGGCGCTAACAGATAGCGCAATAGACTCACTCGCCGACAAGCTAATAGATGAGGCTGTACTTAACGACGTGCTTATTGATTGTGATGCGGAAATTGATTGACTGATAGACCTTGAAACAGAAGCCGCAAGCAGTGCATTCTCAGATATCTGCTTGCTGATGCTTATAGATTCCGAAGAAGATTTGCTCGTTGACTCGGATATTGAGGCTGCTAACGATGCACTCAAAGATTGTGAAGCTGATGCGCTTGCAGATACCTTTGATGCGTTGCTAATAGACTGGCTAGTAGAAACGCTAACACTTTTACTTGTCGATTCAGATATTGAAGCTGATAACGATGCGCTTACTGACTGAGATTTTGATACGCTGACTGATGTACTCGTGGACGTGCTTGCGGCTTGACTGGTAGAAACACTGATGCTCTTACTTATTTCACCGTATTCATTGGTTTTTTTGATCTCAGTCGTTAACTTTGTTTCGTCAAGCGACCCTGTGTTGAGACCTGTTAGCGCTGTCGCCAGCTCTTCCTGGGTTGGCTTCCGTCCTAGCGTGTTTTGATAAAGCGTATTAACTAGATCAAAGTTCTTCCCTTCAGTCGTTTGATTGAGGATAACCTCTAATTCGTTTTGGTTCTTACCTACAATCCCTTGGATATTTGACGCTATATCATCGTACGTTGCTGTGCGTCCGGTTTGGTTCTGGTAAGCACCGTCAATCGTTGTTAACAACGAATCCATCTGACCGGTCGTTAACTGCACCGGCTTGGTATCAAACCCCTCGATGTTTATCACCGAACCTTTGGTAAGGTTCTGATTGGATACATCAAGAACGTACGTCTGGTTGTTAGGTCCACTAATAACCGCCGTATTGCCAATAATCGAAGTAACCGTACCTTTTACGTCCACCGGTATTAGCTTGGGATCAATGCCTACCTGGTAACCCAGAGAGTCAAGGTTTTTGATTAACTGGCCTTGGCCCTGAGGTGATAGGAGACTTAAAACAGAGGCTTGTATATCTGCTTTTGTGCCAATCGTTTGGCCGACAACAAAAGCCGTAAGACCGTCATTAAAGGTGAGCTCTCTCCCCATGCCAAGCTGGTTGCCTACGTAATTAAACGTTTCCTCTAAACCATCTCCAGCTCCGCGGACAGGTGATGTCAAAAGCTGCTTAAAAAATGTTTTTTGCTCTAAAGGTAGCTTCGCCAGCGTCATGCCAACTATCGTTTCTGCTATTGCGGCGGGCATTGCGCCTTGGCCGGCGACTATAGCTGCCGTCCTTGGGTCCAATCCTTCTTGCGTTAACTGCGCAATATTTTCCTCAATAATGGATCCGTAGTTGAACCCTAGATCAGCCAAGACCAAGCCAAATGCCTTCCCTGGCTCACTTCCAACAACCTTTAACGCTTTTCCTAACAAGGCATAACTAACTACTAAATCTTCTGATAGTTCTTTTGATGTAGCCCATGCAAGGCTTGCCGCGCTCAATGGGCTATCGGTAGCCCACTTCCAAGCTTCACTAAACTTGCCCCAGCCCGTAGCGTTTGATATTTTTTCTACTCTGGCCTGAGATTCTGCGGCTAATTCAGGCATTAAATTGTCGGATGCTGTTGAGGCTATATTTGCTATTCCTCGTAAAGCAACTGCAACATCATTTGCCGCATCTTGTGTGAAATCAGAAATTAAGCCAGCCCCGACCCTAGGAAGAAAGCCTATCAAATTTGCATTTAGCGAATTTATAAAATTCGTTACTGGATTACCGGCTTTTTGTCCTGCGGCAATACCCTCTTGTACAACCTTTCCAATATTCTCTATAAACTCATTCTTTGGCAGAGGATCCGCGGGTTTTCCTTTATTTAGTATTCCAACTATTTCGCCTGGTAACGGGTTTTCACCGTCCTTAATTTTCCCTGCTTGGTATAGGGCGCCTTGTGTGTATTGATATGCTCTGTATCGAGTTAACAGATCATCTTTAATACCAGCTTTTCCAAGAACTGATTCAAATTCTTCAAACGACAACATTCTGCTTGTCGTCTGTTTGTTGTAATCAATTTTGATTGAATTTTTTTCTATCGCAGCCTTCTGGTCATTCCACCCGGTAACGACCTGCCGCGCCATGGCGTCCGTCATGCCATCGTTTTGCTTGAGCAAACTGATAGCCTGAGCTTCTGTCATCGTACTACCTGGTGCAAAGAACTTCTCTGCCGTTCCAGTAAGCTGCTTGTTTAAACGATCTACATACTGCTGTTGCTGCTCTATACGGTACTTATCAATTGACTGTGGCGTAGCACCAAGGAACGTATCGGTAATGTCCTTGCCGGTTCCATCTCTGGCAGCCTTGACGTAGTACGAACCATCATCAGGGTTTTGTGCCCATGAGATTTGCGTGCCCTTACGGTCAATAACCTGCCACTGCCTAAGCCCAGATACAGCCGCCTGCGTGGCCTCCGATGACGTGAGTTCATCACCTGCCTTCACCGCCCGGTAGTAAGTAAGCTGCTCATTAGCCACGTCGCCACGAATACCCGCGGCCTCCATGGCATCACGAAGCTGGGCTTCTGTTGCGTTACCCTGAACAAAATCTCTGGCTACATTAGGATAAGCATTCCTTGCAAGAACCTGCTTATCTACGTTTCCAACAACCTTGTTTGCATCTTCCGCTGAGTAACCTAGGTCTTGCAGTCTTTGTACTATCGATTCTCTTGAGACGTCACTGCCAACCGCCGCATAATCTTCAATCGCTTGGTTAGCCTTTTGTGACCGATCGATGTACTGTTGGTTAGCGGTTTCAATCTTCTGTATCTGAGCGGCAGAATAACCGGCCTGCCCTAGCTCGTATCTAACATCGTCGGGGCTCATCACCCCGTTATTCATTTCCCTTAATAAAGAGCTAACGAATTGAGACTGACCTGCATTAAGGCCGGCCTGTATACCATTCCACTCTTCGGCCGTGTAGGTTCTGCCAGGCGAGGCGCCCGTGAGCATAATCCTGTTGCCGTCGTCGTCAGCAACATACTGGTTGCCGTTGACATCCACAGACACGGCGCCGATAGCATTTGTTCCTAGCCTTTGTAAGGATTCGCTGGCTTTTTGTAGGTTTTCTGGCAGGTTTTTGAGCTGATTAACCGTGGTGGCTAGGCCGCCCATGGCGTTCATCGCGCCAACAAAATCACCCCTGTCAATCGCCTGTATGACTCGTAATGCCTGACCTGCTGTACGCGCTTCACTGCTATTTGCTAAGACTCCACCTAACTGGACCGCTGTAGCCCAGTCGCCACTATCGATAGCCTGACCAAGCCTTACCGCGGTCAGCGCATCATTTATCTTAAAGCCTCCGCCAATTTCTATGTTGCCTACATTTTTTGCTATCTCTGTGGCAAATATTGATTGTGCGATAGCTATCGGGTTACCGCTTTTTATTGCCTGCGCTACATTAGCTGCCTGCGCTATTTCGGTAAAACCACCCATGCCAGCCAATGTGGCAATTGCACTGATTGGATTACCGGTCGATGCAGCCTGAACAGCAACCGCCACCTGCGCAATTTGCTGAACTATGGGTATAGGTATCCAAGACAGGAAGGATGCGATTGGGGCAAAGTCACCAAGCGGGCCCTTATCTTCAAATCCGGCCGCTATTTTGATAGCACCATTTTGTTGTGGTATCAGGTAATACCTTGTCCTACCCTTTCCTTCGCCGTAACCGCCTATCTGTGCAGCAGGTGAATTGATGTCTGATTCACCAAGAACTTTGTTCGTTGTTTTGTCGTAATAAACAATCTTTTTGCTGGGCGTTTCAACGGTATTACCGTCAGCATCAGTAGATTGTTGTGCGTAGTTTTCTATCCGATACGTTATGTCGGTTGCATTACGAACACCCTGCCCCCAAAGCTCAGAGACTAAGTTGTTCTGATGCGTACCATATCCGCCGTTATTCGACCATACACCGAGCTTCCCTGAATCAGTCAGGGTATTTATCTGACTAGAGAGCTGGTTCTTTGCGGACGTATCTGCTTGGAATGAGAGGGCTTCGGGCGTGTTTGCCGTTGCTAAGTATTCAGCTCTTGTAAGCTCTGCCCCGGTGGATGGGTTGATGTAACGTATTGAATCAACCGGAGACTTAAAAGACCCAGTGTAAGCCTGTGGGTCTATTAACCGAGGCTCGGTGTCTATCTCACAGTATGTACCTAGTACTGGGTCATACAGCTTATCTTCTAAACCAGGCACAATTTACGCGCATCCGCCGCCTGCCATACGAACCATCTTGCCTTTGGTCTTGCCTTTTGATGCAACACCGTCACGGCTAGGTGCCGCTGTTTTGACAGCACCCATCTTGGTCATGCCACCAGCTTTCATGCCTTTGGCCTCAGCCTTCTCATGCTTGATCATGGACTTGGGAGCGCCTTTAGCTTTCATAAAAGCAAGCTCTTTCTTAACCATGGCTTTAGGCTCACCGCCCGCTTTGTAACCTTTCATAGCTCTCTGCTCCGATAGTCCAATCGCAATTGCTTGCTTGGGGTTAGTAACTTTCTGGCCTGAAGAGGATTTAAGTTTACCCTCTTTGAACTCACGCATTACCGTACCAACTTTGTCTTTCATATGTACCGCCCGCGTGTCTTACCACGTGTCGCAATCCCATCGGCCCGCCTAGAGGCGGATCCAACTTTACCACCGGATTTGCGGCTTTCAATCACATCTTCGCCGCGGCTATCTTTAGATAACAACCGTCTTTTATTGCGTTCTGGGAAAGGCTTTGCTGGAGGAGTAATAACCCCTTCACCTCTTTGATTCTGCAACAACATGCGTTTATTGCGTTCAGCAAATGGTGCCGCCGGAGGTGTGATGACGCCTTCACCCCTTTGATTTTGAAGCATACTGCGCTTACCTGCATACTGCACTGGACCCATGTCTTTCGTAAGGTTCTCTGCTTTGCTGCCAGACTGCCCCAATTGTTTTGTTGCGCCTGTTGCTGCGCCTTTGCCCATTTTTTGCTTGGCGTAACTCGCAAATTCTTTAGCGCCTGTTGCCAAGGCTTTTGCACCCCTAAGAGGTATGCCGCCAATAAGATTTGATTCTGGCGTTACTCTTTCTAGCGGTTTGTCATACGCCATTCTGCGCTCAAGATCTGCTTTGCCGGCAGCTTTCTTACCAGCTTCAATAGCAGCCATCTCTTGCTCAGCAGTCTTGCCCATCGCCGTACGACCCATGGGTTTTGCAGTCTGACCAGAGGGCTGTGTTGCAGGTTTAGGAGAGGGTTTAACGGCTGGCTTTGCGGCTGATTTAAGAGCCGTCCTTGAAAATCCAGCGGTGCCAGGTTCTTCAAACTCTGCAACAGAAGTTGGCGGCTTGGGTGACTCCGCCACCTGGCGCCGTCGCTCATTCTCTTCGATGTTGCGCTCAATCATTTCCTCACGGGAACCCATCCCGTAATCCTCTGAGCTTACATCGCCGTATCCGCCCTCGACGTACTTACGTACTTTGCGCTTCATAGCTAACTCCCAGAAACAGTGCCACGTGGCACTGTTTTTTATTTCATGCGAACCATGGTGCCTTTGGTCTTGCCACGCTTGGCGCAACCGTCAGCAACTTTAACGTAGCCACCGGCTTTAAACATCTTACCAAGGTTAGGGCGCTTGTCCATCTTCCTTAGCTTCTCATCCTCTAGCTCTTGCTGCATTGCACCCTTCTCTTTCTGGGTGGGTACAAGATCATAGTTAGGGTTGTAGTTCGTGTCGCCATGGCGCCCACGGCCTTTACGGGGATCATTTAACATCATCATTTCCTTTCAGCGAGGGCATCAATTTTTGCTTCAAGCCTTGCAAAGCCTGAGTCAAAGCGTTCAATAATCTTTTCCATGTCTGCACGAACTTCTGCGCGAGTGATGTGATCACGGGCAATTTCCTCCCGAGTTCTGTTCAATAGAATCTGGATGCGCTTCTGCTCATCGGATGCTTGCTTAAGCATGAACATCACTAGACCCACAAAGAACGATGTGATTAGATTCCAAATCAGAGCACCGGTATCCATTTAGCACTTCCATGCGCGTAAACTTTTGTTGATACGGCTGTTTGGGTCTTTGGCTGTCTTGGCCGACGTAAGCTTCTTTTTCATTCCTTCCATTCTGGCGCAGAATGATTTCTTACGTGACCCACCCTCTGGCTGGGGAGCCTTAAGACCCGGTTTGTCAGGATTGGCTGCGTTGTATGAAGCCCGCCCTTTGGCGTTCAAACCACCGGACGGGTTTTTTCCTTCCTTGCGCTGCCATGCAGGCGACTTAGCCATAAAACACCGTTACTTTGGCGTTGGATAGCGTGGCATAAGCGCTTGTTCTGCACCATACACCCTGACCAGGCACGACAATATTAAATGTCTCTCCGCCAGCGATCGTATTTATCGTGAACAGCGTCGTGCCGCTAGAGCCGCCGTCCTTAATAATGACGCTGCCAGCAGATGCACCAGGTTCCACAACCAATCCTCGGACACGCGTTGGCGTTGCGCTAACCGCGCCTGACGCAGCTAACGATATACCTCTTACATCTGTTTGCATGACGCACTCCTATTAGGAGTCAGCAAATGGTGTAGCAACCGTACCAGAGCCAAGTGCAATACCGTTGACCATGTACTTATTCGCAGCAATAGCAACGATCTGGACCCAAGAGCCCGCAACACCACCGGTGGTCGTGCCATTTAAGTTAATGAAGTCATTGGTCGCGCCAGCCGTATAGGCCACAAGCGCATTGGAAGAATCGGTATCAACACCAAGGATCGTACCGACAAACTTGTCAGTGCCGTTAGTGCCGATCTTAAGTGACGAAGTAGCAATCGTCGTGGGAACCCAGATCGTATAAACAACACCTTCGTTGTTAGCTGTATTAGGGTCATTGCCAGGTCCAGAGGACGAAGCATTCGCAGATGTATTGATTGCGGGAAGTGTGAGAACCACGTTAGCAGCAAGCGTGCCGCCAACAGAAATAATCCGGCCAGCATGGGCAACTGGATTTAGCGTGGTGCTTGAAGTGATTTCAACAATGGTTGATGGGCCTTGTTGAAAGATACCGCCCAGCGAACGTACTGGACCGTCAAAGGTAGAAATAGCCATGATAACTCCGCGTAGTAGCGCATCCTCATACCGTCTCTACTAAGTCTGCTAGGCCAGTCGGTATGAGTTAAATCCTAGTAACTGGTTTGTATCAGTTATTGGGGTGGGAGTCAATTAGCTTTGCGTGAATTAATGCAAGATCGTTTTCAGTGGGCTTTGAATCAATCCCGCCGTATCTAAAACTATACCCAGCTAAACGCCCTTTTGTTAAATGTTTTCCAGATACCAAAGCCCTACGAAGGGTCGGCATTTTCATTCCGTAATGGCTCAGCACCGCAGTGAGGCTTGGGAATAAAATGCCATCAGGCATAACAAATACAGTTTTGCTCATCTTTTCTTTTGCCTCTTCGGTATGTTTACGTCCTAGCCAGTGCTTATGGCTACGCCCTGATTCAATATTTTCACGAATCTTTAAGAGCCCTTCTTCTGAAACCTTGCGCCCTTCTGCTTTTGGCTTGCCCCGCTGCGCCGCACCAATCTTTGCTTTTGTCTCGTCTGATAGCGTTTTACCGTACCGGTAGTGGTTTTTCTCGGCGGTGGGAACCCTGTTTTGTTTAATCTTTAACTTGGTTTTTTCGGTGTGTTTTTTTCCAACACGCGGGTGGTTAAAGTAATCAGCAGCGTAAAACTCTCGTAGGGTTTTAGATATTTGTTCCTTTTGCATAGGCGTGACAGGAACGCCAAATTTAGGATGCTCTGGTCCAATTACCCCGCGCCAAGGCGCAACTGCCGCGTATCCACTGTTATAGCAATGCTCTTTACCTACATGTTGTTGCAACCAATTATCTTCGACTCTCCAAAGCTCTATGTCTTGAGCAACCTCTTCAACAACTACAAACTCAAATTTATCTTCGCCGTATTTGTTCCACGATGCTTGCAGGTGCTTGCAATGGTGCCTGTTACCTCGAAGCAACTTACGGTGTTGCCTGAAGCGCACCTTCTTGTTTGTCGTGCTACCTACATAAAACTTGTTGTTAACCACGTTGATGATTTTATAAATGACTTGCTCCATGTTTCCTCCGTTACAAAGCCATAACCGTAATGTACCGCAAGGAACTAACAATGTCAACAAGCAAAGAAAAAGCCACCCGAAGGTGGCTTCCAAACCAAACTAAGTGCTTGATTTGATTGGTATTAGGCGCCTTGGGAGCCGAAGATACCTAACGGATCCGAGACTCCAAACGAGTAACGCTCCCTTGCCTTGTAACGCACGTTCCCCGTGTCAAAGTCACCGTCCATTCCAGTCTGCATAGGCGTACGCACAAAGTGCTTAAGCCCGTTTGGAACGTCAGTGGTCAGGAACCAGCCGTTGGTATCGGTCAACCAGTGGTTGATCGTATAGCCCTCGGGGATCGAACCGTTATTCTTCAGCGCGTTGATATCGTTGTTGTTGGTGCCGACACGGAGTTCGGTTTCCAACAGACGGGTTGCAACGAACTGAAGGTTAGAAGGAACGATCAGCTTACGTGGTTTAGCTGCAACCAACAGGCCACGTTCATCCGTCCATGCTGCGATTTGAATCACTGCGTTTTCCAACGAAGTTTCATTCAAGTCAGCTTGGGTAGAAGGCGTGTTGCTGTTAACGCCACCAGACACCAGTGGGTGAGAAGTGGAGAACAAAGGCTGGCCGTCACCGTAAGTGACAGTAGATGCCCATCCGTTGTTCAATACTGCCGCCGCTTTCACTTGCTTCGTATAGCTCATGGCGCGAGCAAGCGCCTTGGTATAGCGAGAGCTGAGCGAATCGTACAGGTTGTCTTCGATTGCCTCTTCGGTAATCGAAAAGCCCATAGCGATGGTCTCGTGCGTATAGCGAGCAGTCCAAGCTTCCTGCGCATTGTCATAAGCAATTGCAGAGCCTTCGTTCTTGACTGGTGCAGCCGAGAATCCAGACAGCTTGGTTTCCTCTTCAAATGAGCGCTCGGAGGTCTCCGTTTCGTAGATCTCTTTGTGCTCTTCGCCGTAGCGAGCATACTCCAAACCGAACAGGGCGTTCAGGCCGGGGAGCAGCTCTTTCAGTAGTTGTGCGCGTGAAATAGCCATTTAATTTCCCCTTATAGTCCGGTCGGGTTGTAGTAAGCGTGCCCGCCGAGAACTGTTTGGCCAGATACATTAGGCGCATTGAACTTGACAATGGCTTCCGGGAAATACACCGTGCCACTGTAAGTAAATGCTGTATCAGGTACCAAATCAACAATACGCAAAGGCAAGGTTGCCGTTACGTTGGCGGAACTCAACAGAATGCCTTGCTGAGAATCGTTTGTCGTCGTATTGAGGGTGTTTGCCACCAATGCGACGTTGTTGTTGATGTTGGTGTATTCCAAACCAGAAGTTGTTGAAACAACCGTGGTTCCGGTAACAACAGCAACCTGGAACAACTGATCAGGGTCTTCGCATACATAAGCGTAGATAAAGGTATTTGCCTTTACCGAAGTGCCGCTAATCCATGCCTGCGACCATGTTGGTTGGCCAGTAACAGACGAAACAAACTGACATCCTAGAAAGACGCCAGCAAAGCCTGTTGCAGGAGCTGTGGTCGTCGATGTCGATACTTCGATGGTTCCGTCTGCTGCAAAAATGACGGGATCACCATACCCAATGCTTGCAGCACCGGATGCGATACGACGTTGACGAGTAGCACCGGCAAAGACCTGACCACCGATCAAATTGATCGGCTTTAGCCCATAGGGCTTGTCGATAGTCGGGTAAGCCATTTGATTACTCCAAGATTAAGTTATCTCTTACCGAATCGGACCTCAGTACGTCTGTCATTAAACAGCGGCATACGTGGGTCGTTTTCGCGCATGAAATTACTGTCCACACTCGCCATCCAATCGTTGGCCTGCTTCTGGTAAAAACCATTACGCTGATCAACCATTTCAATAGGAGCACGGCACAGCATCAAACCACCAATCTCAATATTTCCGGTTTGAGGCCCGGTTGCGAGCAAAGCTCGGGCTACTTCTGGATAGTCTTCCCACTTGCATGGTTCAAAACCATCCTGATGGCGGGTGGCCACATTCCTTGCATCCGTCTGTCCTAATACTGACGTACGTACCCAACGATGTTTCCAGCCATCACGCGGCAGAGGGTCGGGTAATGAGCTAGGCGGCTTCCACTGTCTAGGACGCTCCGTGTTTTCACGGTTCTGTACTTCACGGGATTCGCGGCTCATAACTTTCCTTCCATCCGTAGTTTTGCCAGTTGTTTGGCGTATTCCTGAATTGGCACACCAAGGCGTTTAGCCGTGTTGGCCTCAGACTGCGTAAGCTTCAATTTTTTAGGTGGCGAGCTACGTGATGCCGGGGCAACCACCGATGCAGACCTTCTGTAAGTATCTTGGCCGGCCTGTTTGCCAAAATACTCTGGGAATTTTTCCCTCATGCGAGAGTTAATCCTCTCGTAATACTCTTCAGTCGCTGCATATTGATCGCCATGATCCCGCGTTAATTTCTTATGCAGGCCCATCGCAAAATATGTCATCTCATCATCTACCCCAGGAGCACCAGACTGTCCAAACCATGGGTTTTCGTTTTTCCAGCGCTCTGCTTTGGTATCGATGTACTGCTGCGGTTGATTATATGCCTGATTATCAACGGGTTGCAACTGCTCTTGCTGAACCGGCTTGAACTGCTTGACTTTCTCAGACTTAATAACGGCCTTACTAAACTCCTCTTGTGCCGTTGCAATCTTGTCTGCGTCGCCCGTATAAAGCGCTTCTTTATACTTTCGCTTCGCCTCATCTAACTCTTTTTCAGAAGCAACCTGCATCGTCTTGATTAAGGTTGTCTCTCCTGTATTTAGCTTCTCTTTGAGTTTGTTGTTCTCATCTGCAATTTGCTTTGCATAAGCAATAGCAGCCTCTCGCTCCCTAATCGCCTCCTCTTTAGCCCTGCGCTCGTCATGCCTGGAGTGCGTGAGCTGCATGATCCTCTTCTTGACACCCTCCGAATACTGGCTGATCTCGTCTTCAGGGATGTCGGTCGGATCCTTGTTTAACTTGTTAATACCTTGGTCAGCGACCGGCGTGTCATTCTCAATCTCTACTTCGACATTGTCGCCTTCCACTTCTACTTCAATATTGTCATTCTCTGCTGCCATAACTACCCCTTTATGCGCGGCTATAACCGCGTGGATCTTCAACAACACCTTCTACCGTGTCATCGTTGATTAAGCGGAACTCTCGTCCGTGGATTTTGAAACGCGTGCCTGAATAAGCACGTACTAATACAAAGTCACCTTCCTTGCACCATGGACCCGTCGGAAACTTTGCTGCGTCCTTGTAGCAATCCGGTCCTTGTTTAATAACAAATAAAACAACGGTGCTGAACTCTTCCAACTTCGCTAATGAGTCCGGTTTAAATAAACCATTGGTAAATTTATCTTCTACCTCTGGTAATGCGCAGAGCATCCTGTATCCAGTTGGATTCGGAAGTTGCGTTGCCTGCTCTTCAGCAGTTACTGCTTCTGACATATCAGTCATCGTATTCCTTCATACGGTTTGCAAGGTCTTGGTTAATACGTTTAGCGATCAAGAGACCTTGAATCTGACCGCAAACGAACTTGTAATCCTCAAAGGTTTTCATACTCCCTTGAGCCAATTGTTCTTCCGCATACCTAATCTGTTTATTTATTTCCAGATCCAGTGCTTCGTGGAATTCCATCTCTACCTCTTTGTATTTCCGCAGCCTTGTCAATCATTTTGACTTGGTTGTTTTGGTTGTTAATTCGCTCGTTGGATTTAATACGCTCCTGCTCAAGCATGACCTTTTGCTGCTGCGCCTGCTGCTTTAATTGCAATTCAGCAGCATCCATCGCCGCCTCACGCTGCTCTCTTTGCTGTTTTAGTTGCAATTCAGCTTGCTGCATCTGCACAACCGGATCTTGCTGGGCCTGCATGTTCTGCTGCACTTCCTCGGTCATCACGGGCGGGCGTCCCTTGGGGCGCGGCTCTTCGGTCATGCGCCGTCCTGTTCGTGGTCGTTGTTGATGCGGTCGATCTCTGCGACCTCGTCGACGAGCTGGCACAT